ACGGCACCAGATGCGGATAATGCGGCTCGTAGAGCGTGACGCCCTGCTCGTGGATCGGCGTGTAGACCTTGCCGTCCTGCGGGTCTCTGCGCTTCGCACCATAGGGGACCAACTCGCCCCACACGAAGTCCAGCACGGTGCCGTCCTCCGGCTCTGTGCGAAGCAGGCGGAACAGCGTCCTGGCCGCCGTACTGCCGGGTAGAAGGTCGCTGCGCTTGTAGTGTTGCTGCGTGGTGATGTAAAGGTCGCCGTTGCTGCCGACTACGGCTTCGTTGCGGAAGATCGGGTCGCCGTCGTCGATCTCAGACCAGACGCGTGCGCCGCTTGTGACAGTGATCGCGCGCAGTTCCGTGTCTGTGTAGTCGCCCGCGTCCTTATCTCCGGCGCGAAGCAGCGCCGCCTTTGCGCGTTCGACATGGACCGCAGGAAGGCCGGTCAGACCGCCCGCGATCAGTGCGTCGTGGGTGGCTAAAATCGCCGCCCACAGATGCAGCTGCTGCTGCGCTTCTTCCTGCTTGTTCAGTTCTCTGGCTGCTGTCAGATTCATGCTTTTCCCTCCTTACAGGTAAGAGCCGCTTACGCCGTACAGCGCGATGGTGTCGCTGGTGCTCGCCTTCGTCAGTTTCACACGGACGCCCACAGCCCACTTCGTTGCCGTCTTCGTCTTGTTCGTGAACAGGTGCTTGCGGCCAGGGGTGACGGTCTCCCACGTCGGGGTGGCGTCCTTCGCGTTGTTGCACGCCTCCACGGTCAGATTGTTCTCCGCGCCCAAAAAGCGCGCGGAAATAAGGATCTTTTCGGCCATGGCGTCCGTTTCGATGGCGTCGCGCTGCACGCTGATCATCGTGATGCTGCGGGAGAAGGTCACGACGCGCGTCGCGCTGTTTCCCGCACTGTCGGTGACGGTGATCGTCATGCTGTGTTCACCAGCAGCCAGCGCCGCAAACTGTGCGGCCGTCAGGCCGAAGGTGTAGGTCTTTCCGCGCTCCGCGTCCGCAATGGTGCGCACCTCGCTGCCGTCCAGCGCCTCCACGATGGTCAAGGTGTCGCCGTTGTCCACATCGCCCACGGTGTAGGCTCTGGATGGGGGCGACGTCACCGCGCCCAGGTTGGCGTCGGCTCCGGAAACGGTCGGGTCGGCGTTGTGCGTTACGGTCTTGGCCTGGCTCGTCGTATAGGTGCTGTACGCATCCTTGCTATCCTTCGCGCGGACGCGCCACTGTACGCTGTCCATCGCCGTGGTGATGCCGGTGTCGGTAAAGCTGGTGTTGCTGCCGGTGTAGATCGTGGCCCATGCGTTCGTGTTGTTGCTCCAGCGGTCCAGCTGGTAGGTGATGTCGTCGCTTTCCGGGTCGGTGGACGCCGCCCAGCTGATCGCTGCGTCTTTCCCGCTCTTTACGCTGTCCGGTACGGTGATGCCGGGGGGCGTAGTCGGGGCCTGATTCCACTGAATCGTGTAGTAGCCTTCGGAGTCAGGCTCGTCAGATACCAAGGTATCAGAGGACAGATTACAAAGCGGCAGGACGCCGACGAGGCCGACGTACGCGCTGCCGTGGCTCCCGCTGCCGACCGAATGGACGTAGCGGACGCCGTTCGCGACGCCAGAGTGCGGGGACCGCAGCCGCCAGTACCAGTTGTCCGCGCTGCTGGGGTTGTTGGTATAGTTGCTGTTTGCGATGGCCTGCGGCGTGCAGGTGCGCAGGCGGGAGCTGTTGTTGCTGTTGAACAGCGCCAGAAGCGATCCCTCGGCGATGCCGTTCTCAGAGCCGAGGCCCACTTCCTGCTTGGACGGCAGGAAGAAGTCGTCGGTCACGGTTTCGCTGCCGCCGCCGTCCGTTGTGGGCTTCGCCACGGTCAGCGTGGTTGGCAGGATCGCAGCCAGGAACTGTGGAGAAAAGCCGGTCTTGAAGCCCGCCTCGGTGTCGTATGCGTTGTAGCCGCTCCAGACGTAGCTGGAACCGGGCGCGCGGTCGTAGCTGTGCTGCGCCTGGTACCAGTTGGTGCCGGACTTGTTCAGCCACTGGCGGATATTCGCCAGGCTGTAGCGGTTGTTCCCGTAGTTCTGTCGGTCGCTGTTGCCGCCGCTCTCCTTCGCGTCGAAGGCTTTCAGGCACAGGATCTTTTCCGCGGCCAGCGTCGTGCTGTTTGCGGGATAGCCCGCGTGATTTTTGTCCGCGATCTGGAAGCCCACGGGGACGCCGTAATACTTCGACAGCGGGTCGCGTACCTTAGCACCCACGGCCAGAGTGCTGATCTTCTTGGACATGTTCGGGTCTCCTTTCAAATATTGATAGGAATTGCTGATCGTATTTTGCCACCAGCTGCCTGCAATCCCCGTGCAGGGCATGGGCGCGCCAGCTGGTGTAGCTCTCCGCGATCTTCTCGCGGTCGATCTCGCCGCGTTGGTAAAGCGCGGCATACTTTCGCAGTTTCCGCTTCATGCGGTCTCTGCTGGATTTACGCACCTTGCGGATCACACGCCCGGCGTCGTCGATGTAGGTGTGGAAGCCCAGGAAGTCCAGGCCGTTGCGCAGCGGGAAGATGTTTGTCTTTTGATTCAGCTCCAGCCCGCGCTCGGCCAGGTGCTGCCGGATCACCACCAGGGCCTCCTGCAGCCGCTGCTTGCTCTCGCAGATGATGTAGAAGTCGTCCATATATCGGCCGTAATACCGGAAGCGCAGCTGCTCTTTGCAGAGGTGATCCAGCTGATTCAGATATAGCAGCGCGAAGATTTGGGACGATTGATTCCCGATGGGGATGCCCAGCGGGTCCGGCGTGCTGTCAATGATCTGGCAGGCAAGCGCCAGACAGTCAGGGTCGTGCAGATACTTCGCAACGTCCTTTTTCAGCACGTCGGGCCGGATGGATTGGAAGTAGTGGCGGACGTCTGCTTTCAGCACCCAGCCGTCAGCAGAAAAGCCGTTTTTGCGGTAGTATTCACGCATGAAGTCGCGCAGCCGATTCAGCCCGAAGTGCGTGCCTTTCCCCACCTGGCTGCCGTAGTTGTCCAGGATGAAGGGCTTGGTCAGCGCGTCATAGAGGACCTGATCGCAGAAGGCGTGCTGGACGATCTTGTCCTTGAAGCTGTTCGTCTGGATCAGGCGGCGCTTCGGCTCGTAGACGTAGAACGCGCGATAGCCGCCCGGCCGGTAGGTCCTGGTCTGCAATTCCCGCTGGATCAGCGCGACGGCCTCCAGCGCCGACGCTTCCACCTTGGCGACGCTGTTCTTCCACCGCTTGCCGCGGCGTGCTTTCAGATACGCGTCGTACAGGTTTCCCCATTCACATATTCTTTCGTAGTCTTTGCCCATAGTGGTGAAGCACCGCTGGCAGCCCAGCGCCGCGCAGCTGCGTGGTGCCAGGCGTCGGTGCTATGTGTTTATCCTCCTTCCGTTGGATAGGATAGGCTTTCCTTTGATGATGGGCCTCTGCTTTCGCCGCACGGGCTACTCGGTCTCGGTAAATCCATCGAAGCGGCAGGACGCCGACGTTGCCGTTGTACGCGTTGTTGTTGTTCTCGCTGCCGTCCGAATTGACGTTGCGGACGTTGTTCGCGTTGCCAGAGTTCGGGGACCGCAGCCGCCAGTTCCAGTGCATATAAAGCCTACCCTTTCGGTTTTGCGGGTCTCTATCTGAATCGCGCGGCGTCTTTCTTTCTCCAGGCCGCTGTCATGTACTTCACGTCCAGCACCCGCTTCGTCCAGAACTCGCAGGCGCGGTTGTCGATCTGCCCGTGGGTCTTTGCGATGTCCAGGAAGATCAGCAGCATCTTGCAGCCTGTCAGTGCAGACGTTTGCAGGTCGAAGCGCACCATGCACAATTTGGCGCGCCGCTGCGGGTCGGTTTCGATGGCGGGGTTGATCTCGTTTGCTTCCACGATGGCCTCCAGAACGTCCAGTGCCTTCTCGTCGATCCGGTTGGATAGCGTGAAGCGAAGCCGCTTGTCGAACTTCTTCGTCCGGCTCATGGTCTCGTCCACCAGGTCTCTGGCCTTCGTGATGATCGTCAGTTCCTGGTCTTTGCGCTCACTCAATACAGGCACCTTCTTTCGCGGATAATAGCAACGGTTTCAGCCGTTGGCCCTTCGATTTCGTACACGCCGCCGCCCAGGATGCGCACCTCCGCAGGCGCGCCGTCCGGCCCGGTCCCGCAGATGCGAAGCGGGCCGCCCTCGCAGGGGCAGGGCATAGCGATTTCAGTAATAAGGGATGCGATCAGGCAGCTGGCCTCGCTGTCGCTGCAGGCGATCCTGATCATGCGGAAACGTACTGGCCCGATTTGTTCCAGACGCCGTCCGCCACAGAGACGTTGGACAGCGCAGCGAAGTCCAGGGCGAAGTTGATGCCGCCCGGCATGTCGCCGCTGATCAGGTCCGTCAGCAGGTCGATGCTGTTCTGGTGGCTGTTCAGCAGCTCCTGCAGGCCCTGGATGTCCGCGATCACGTGGCTGTGCGTCACCAGGGCGTACTTCTCCAGCTCCTTGCGGCGGACCAGCCCTTCCGGGCTGATCACGGCCGTAACGTTGGCGACATTGCTGACGATCATGCTGATCTCCATCGTCAGCAGCTTGCCGACCACATCTCCGGCCGCGCGCATCTGCACGGGATCGTCCTGCATGGGGACGTAGCAATAGACCACATCGCCCTCGTCAGGATCAGACGCCAGCAGCGCAACTTCCTTGGCAAGAAACGCCGTTTCCACGTCGTTGGACAGCACCTGCAGCACGACCTTGATTTCGCCCGCCGCGGGGGTGCTGATGGCGACGATGGTCGCGTCCATAACGTAGGACGCCAGCGCCGTCATGCTGGCGGGCGGGGTCCCCGCGGGCAGGTCGCCACTGCCGATCTGTGCGCCCGTGATGTTCAGGGTGCTGTTCGTTGCCAGGATTTTGCCCAGCAGCGCACGGCCCTTTTCGGTGATAACAGATCCTTCTGCCATGTTTTAGTCCTCCTTTGTTTTGATCTGCATTGTGATTTCCTCAAACAGCGCCACTCCGATGCCGAAGCGGCCCGCGGTGGCGAAGCTGTTCGTGTATGGCGGGATGGTCAGCGTGA